AATAGTGCGGCCCAAGGTGCTAGGTACGTCTACAGAAATTGCGCCCTTTTGCTGTTCGTAAAATTCAAAGCCTGCGGCAGGGCCCGCAGCGTGGCCCATGAATGAACCTGGCGTATCTTTGTCAACTACCAACACAAGGCCAAGCGGGTTGCCGTTCCAATTTGCAGCCGACAACTGGCCTGGCGCGTTCATAGCGCCAATCTGTGGAAATACTGGGCGGCCTGTGCTGTCAACCAATGAACCCAACGAAGCCCACGTACCAGGTGTTACCACCATGTGCGTAGGTAGGTAATTGGTGTTCAATGAAATTTGGCGGGCGCCTTCGTAAATGGCGGCAATCCAATCGGCAGGGTCCGAAGTGTCGGCTACTGATGTTGTTTGAACGATTGCGCCTTGACACTCTGTAACTGCGTATGTGTTTGTTGCTTGTCCGTAGGCGATTGCTAATTGGTTCAACACGATGTTGATACTGGCGGGGTCACTCCAGTCCAATGCCTGTTCGGACATGGTAACAAACGTACCGAAAGTTTTTTTGTCAACGTTGTTATTTGACACGGTTACGGTAGACGGGTTTAGTTGGTCTAGTTCGGGTGTTTGTTCGTCAACTACTGGTCGTACTGTAATTTTTGGGCGGCGAAATGTTGCGCCTGCACCTGGCATAGCGCGTGTTCCGATAGCCGACACGAAAGGCCTAATAGGATTTAGCCCGTCGTAGACGCTGCCCGTTATGATTTCGGGCAAAATTCCTGGCAAACTTGGGTCGGCTGTAATGTCTGGCGCTGCCGCTTGAATTTTTGCGTTCATTTCTGCAAGTACGCTGCCGCCTTGTAGTGACGCTGCGATAAATTCGCCTGCGGTTGGCAATTTAAAGTTACGTGGTTGTGCGTAAACGATTGGGGCTACGTTTGCGGCCTCAATAACTTGTGGGGTTTCTGTTGTCTGTTCCATGGTGTCTAACTCCTCGTTAGGTGTTTCGGTTTCAATATTATCTATTTCTTCGGGTTCTTGTGGGATACTCTGCGACGCTGCTACGCGGTCTACTGACGCGCCTTTAAAAGCGCCGAAAGGCACCAAACTAAGTTCTTGCCAATCGGCCATTTCTATAATCATTGTTCCCGCTTCGTTGTAACTAAAACGGGTTGGGTTAACGCCTACCGATACGGCGTCTAGTACGCCGTCGGCTGCCAATACCAGCGCTTCGTTACCTAACGTAGTTTCGGAAATTCGGGCTTCGTACATCATGCCGCCTGGGGTATCTACCATGGCGGTTACAAGTCCTACGGCCTGCGTACTGTCGTGCCCAAGGTAAAGTTTCGGCATTTTGCCGCCGCTATTTAGACTGCCTGGCATAAACATTACTTTTGTGCCGTCGTTTACGGTTGCTTCAACGTTGTATGGCAGCGCCAAACCTGCCAGGGTGCGGCGTGGCATACCGTTAGGGCCTGCGGCGTCTAACGTTAATTCTTGTTGGGTTAATTTAAGCATTTGGCATTATTCCTACTTCGTCTACTTCTGCGGGTGTGTCATATTCGGAAAGATAGGTTTCGCTTAGGTAATCTGCAATATCAAATTTGCAGTAAGTACCGCGTGGCAAAACGTTACCCATTGAAAGCGTTTCGGCTATGCAGTCCATAAACAATTTGGCGCCGAACATATACAAATCTTGGCGGGCTTGTGTGCTGTTTTGATAACTGTAAGAACCTGTAGCAACGCCCAACAGATACGGCGGGCAATTTGCTAAACGCGCAATTTCTAACGCTTGATATTCTGACGCGGCTACCAACATTTGTTTACTTGCGTCGCTGTTTGTTTCTGTGTACGTAACATATTCGTTTAAAACTGCTACAGAATTATTTAAACGCGCCGCTTCAAAAGATTGCCCTAATTGTTGTAATTCTTGTTCGCTTAGAGGCTCGCCTGCGACCTGCCGCAAAACGCCAGTTGGCAACAAACTAGAACTGTTGCGTAGGCGGGCCTGCTCCAATTTTAACGACGTCAAAACAGCGTTAGGGCTAGTAAATAACAAACCTTGAATAGGGCTGATAAATTGCACTACGTCGCGGTGGTCAATCGGTAAACCGCTAAACGTTATTTGTTTTGACGGCGCAAAAAAAACGGGTCCTGCTTGGTCCTGCGTTAAAACCATCGCGGAAGGCATGCGTTGAAAGGATTTTGGATATCCGTCACTACTGCGTTCTGTAATGTATAAAAAAGCGCGTTGCGTAAAAAATAAATCGTCAAATAACCAAGCAAGGGTTGTGCTGTTCGGTAGCGAAGGGTCTAATTGACGCGTCCAGGCGCGGGGGGCAATTTGGATTTCTTCAAGTTCACGGGTGACAGGGTTCCACATTTCGTTATACATTGAAAGCGGCGTACAGCCAATAACTGACGCCAACAAATCGCGCGCCCTAGTAATTGCAGGTACCGCCATAGCGCGTTGACGTGTAGCGCCTTGAGTAAAAGCGTAAAAATTGTCTAGTTGTGAAGCGCCAACGTTGCTACCTGTCGCGGCGGCTTTAATCGTTGCACCAATAGCGGCTTTGTTGACCTTGTTAAATAACGCCATGCGATAAGTCTGCCATATCTGTTAAAAGTTTGGTGGCACTGCCCACGGTGAAGCGGTCTATTCTTTTCCCGACGAAAAGGTAAGCCGTCGTAGACAGTGCCAAAAGAATATTAGCGTGAAAGATTAACTACTAGGGGTTTGCCAACTAGTTGTGGCCTGGACGCTAAAGCGGCTGCCCAAACCATGCAACGCGCCAAGGTAATTGGTCCAGGGCTACGCGTTGACGATAGGGCTACGCTCCCTTGGTGTTTAATAAGTACGGCCCGTTCTACGTGTTCTATTAACTGATTTTCGCCGTGATGATATATACGGTTTTCGGTAATCATGTTTTTAACTGGAGCAGTCCATTTCAATAATTCGCGGTAGCCAACAATGGTTTTTCGTCGTTCCATATTGGGCGGTAAATGAATTTCAAGGCCTGGCGTTATTGCTAAACGTAAGGTAGGTCCTGCGGCTATTTCGGCTTCAACTAGGCGCCAAGTTTCGGCTAAAGTTCCCGCAACAAACGCAACAGTTACCGCCGTTTTTAAACCTACTTGTACGGCCCGTACGCCAACATATAAAGCGCCTTCGTTATCTACTTCTATTGCCAGTATGCCGCCTGGGGGTATTGGGTCATCACTTTTTAGGGCTTCAAATACGCCAGGTTCTAGCCAACCGTGTTGGGTTGCCGTCCAGGTGTTGACCGACGCACGTAAAAAGGCGTTGCGGTTTGGGGCTTCGCTTTCGGCTTGTATTACGTCCATTTCTAGGGTATGGCCTAGGGCGGGGTTTGCGTATGCCCATGCGGTAGGTGTCATCAAATCACTATTTGGCGGGGGGCTGTATTCGGCAAAGTAAAGTTTGGTTTGTTCGCCGCTATCTATAGCCCGTAATCCTTGTTCACGCCAACGCAGCATGGCTTTACTATCTTGGGTACCTGCGGTTGACATCATTACAAACAACGGGTTTTTTCGGGCACGTTGCGACGGCAGTAAACCTTCGTCTATGGCGGCTTCGCTAATATCCCAAACTTCGTCCGCAATAATTAGGTCAACGCTGTAGCCATGGCCTGCGGCGGGGGTTGCAGCCCTGGGGAACCATACGCTTCCGTCGGGCATTTTTAGCACCATGCGCCCGTAGGACCAACTAACCGACGCCCCAAACTTAACTTCTAAAATCGGGGCAAGATATGTATAAAGCGCCGTAGCCAAATCTAATTTGTGGGCAACAGTTATAACCGTTTGCGCCTGACCCCGTGCCTTACCCTGCGTAGTAAGCCACCAACCAACCAACGAAGCAATAGCAACCGTTTTACCGTTCTGCCGTGCAACAGACACAAGCCCGACACGGTGCAGATAGTCGCCGTTGTCGTTTTGGCTTGTCAACCCGCCCAAAATGCGTAACTGCCAAGGCATAAGTTCCACGCCAAGTACCTGTTTCGCAAAATCCCCAATATCGGTTTCGTACGATTTTGAACCGTTCGTAACGTTTGTTTCCAATCGCGGCAAATCGTGACCAGTTACCGCCAGTTCGGGCCAGTTTTCGGAATATATAGGTTTAAAATCT